AGATTTTACTAAAAATCAATTATTTGTGATTGATTTTGAATGGTTAAGTGTTGGACGAATACGATTTGGATTTTATATTTTCGGACAAATTTATTATTGTCATCAAATAACAAATTTAAATGAACTAACAGAACCATATATGTTAAATCCAAATCTTCCAATCAGATATGAATTAAATGTAGCGGATAGTGGTTCAGCTTCATTAACACAAATTTGTTGTTCTGTTATATCTGAAGGAGGTTATAATCCAATTGGACGTCCATTTAGTATTTCTAATGATACAACATCAATAACAGCAACAGCAACAGAAACAGCAATTTTAGCATTACGTGGTAATTCAACATTAGCATCGTCGTCAAATAATCAATATTATCATCAAAATATAGTTCCATCAATTATTAATATATTTGGAACATCAAAACCAAATTTTATTTTTAGAATAAGATTGTATTTAGCACCAAATAGTCCTACTGTAAATACATGGAATAGTGTCGATCCTAATAGTGTTACAGAATATGCATTAGGAGGAGCAAATATAACAAATATAACAAATACAAATATTCTTATTGATAGTGGTTATGCTGAAGGAAAAGGATCAGTTATATTTCAAAGTTTAGATGGTATTTTTTCAAATTTAATTCAAATTACTTCAAATATAGATAATGTTAGCGATGTCTTTGTTTTAACAGCTCAAATATTATCAGGTAGTAATGCGGATATTTATGCTTCTATTAATTGGAATGAAGCTTACTAAATTTTAATTATATAATAAATAAACATTACTCACAATAATAATTAAACTTCCAAGTATATTATATATATTAATACCTTCTTTATTAACCATATATGAAAACACATAAGTAAAAAGTATACCTAAATAAGATAAAATAGCATATAATTTTGGTTTTATTTTATTTATTGAATAAAATCTTAAATAATACCCAATAATAGCTGTTCCAATATTAAAAACTAAAGCAAATAAATATATATTTTGTTTTTCATTTAATTTTTTTAATTCAAAATTTTCAATATTTTCATTGTTTATTTCATAATTATTTATTTCATCATTCTTTTTATTATTTTCATGATATTCATCAATATGTTTATATTTTCGATAGGCATAAATAATAAGTAAAATAATTAATCCTAAAAAATAAGAAATAAACATTTGGTTCCAATTATTATTTGTTTTTAAATTAAAAATACTAAAATAAATAAGAGCTTCAGTCGCCGCAGATAAAATCATATAACCACTTCCTTTTAAATGTTCAATGATAGCTTCTTTATTAAAATTTCTTTCTTTTAAATTGTCAATGCTAAATAAAATTAATCCTACAATTATTAAAAAATAAATAAAATAATATTTATGATTGTTGTAATATAAAATAATTAAAGGATAAATAAATAAAATACTATTTGCTACACCACCTTTTAATATTTCATAACCTTTATGAGTAAAATAAACATGAATAAAAGTATAAAAACTTAATAATAATCCACTTTTATTAAATAAATATTTTTGAATAAATTTATAATCAATAAAAAATGAACTTACTAAAACAAAGGAAAAAAAACGATTTAACATTTTCTTAAAAAAAGATAAATTAATTAATTTAATATAAACAGGATAAGAAGATAATAAAAATTCAGAAAATACTTTACTAAAAATAGCGTTTAGTATCATATACTAATTAATTATATAATTTCATAAATTATATAATTTCATAAATTAAATATAACAATCAATTATAAACTATAAACTAATTTTGTAAATCACATTTTTTACAATAATAAAAAGTTTCACCATAAACACCAGATTCAACTTCCATAATCCATTCGTGGCCTCCATTTTCATTTTCACAAGTTTTATAAATTTTATATTGAATATTTTCAATTTGTTTTTCTAATTCTTTTAGCTTATATTGATATTCACCTTTTAGTTTTAATAAATTATTCATCTCTTTTTTTAATTCTTCCATTATTATAAAAAATATAAAAATTTAGCATATAAAAAATATAAATTATTTTATTCAAATTGATAAAAATAAGAAATAGAACATTTAGGTATAATTTCATTCTTTAAATATTTTATTTTTATTTTAAAATAATATATATTTTCGTGAAAATTACATATTTTTAATTTATAATTTATTTCATAATAATTATTTATAAATTTTATTTCATTATTCATATTTATAAATTCATCTAAACTTATTTTAGTTATTTCAGGATATTCTTGGTTTTCAAAATAATAATCTATAATTTCAAAAAAATTATTGTCAATTTTTAATAATCTATGTTGAATAATATATTGTTGATTATTTGTATTTTTATAATTCTTTGATACAATTATTCCATTTTTATGTTTATTACACCGACCGAAAAGAAAAATGAAACAAAAACATATTAAAAAATAAATCTGAAATATTATTCTTTTCTTTCGGTATTTATAACTTTGGGTCTATCACTCGTCTTGTGATATGAAATGGGTAAGAAAAATTTGTGTCTTATAGCAATTCTTTTAATTCCATAATCCACATTACCATTTATATATAATTAATTATCTTTATATTGTTTTGTCTCATTTTTCTTTTCGGTCTGTGTAATTTTATAAAAAATATAATAAAAAAATCTTAGAAATATATTTTTATTTATATACTTCATTACAACTTTCACTTAATTTAAATGCTCCGATTAAATATTTATAATTTGTATTATTTTTTAATTTTTTATTACTATTTTTATTACTATTTTTATTACTATTTATATAATTTATTATTTTATTTTTTAATTCACTAAATCTTAAATCAGTACTTTTAATATTAATTAATTCTATTATTTTTTCATTAAAATTATCTTTTGTAATACTTTTTAAAATAATATAATTTTTTATAATAAAACTTTTAAAATTACTTAAATTTTTTTTATAAAAAAAATCAATTTCATCATTTGAAATTTTTATTGTATTTTTATTTGTATTTTTATTTATTTTTTTTAAATTATCAATATTATCAATATTATCAATAATATCAACTATATATTTCATAAATAAAAAATTAATTATTTCTAAATATTTAAACTTATTTTCTTTATTTATTTTTGAACTAACATATGATTCTGGATTTAATTTTTTACAAGGTCCATATTTTTTATTTAAAAATGTAATAATTTCTTTTACTTTTATATTTATAAAGTATTCATAAACTTGTTTAATATTAATTATATTTATTTTATTATAATCTTGTAAATTTAAAGAATTTTTTATATTTGATATTGAACTATTTAGATTAATTATTTCATAAATATTAGATTTAGTTTTAAAAAAATTATTACCATCAGGTGGTCTTAATTTATTTATTAAACTATACTTATGATTTTCTAAATTTGTATTTGAAATTATATTATTACTGTTATTTACAAATAAATAATAATTACCATTTATATCTGTAAATTTAATTGCTATAGAAATTATTTGCGATACAGTATTACGTTTTATAGCAAATCCTGTAATATTTATTTTATTTTCAAATAAATAAGTGTTTGTTCCAATATTTTGGTTTTTATTATAAGATCTTTGATTAATTACATATCTTTCATTTATATTACTCCTTTTATTTAATTTATTATATGATGACATTAAATTTTTATTTATTTTATTATTTTCATATTTTATTGTACCACTATTATTTTTTTTTAATATACTTTTATTTACAGTTTTATTATTAACATTATTTCTAAAAGTAATATTAACAAAATCAGGATTATAATATACTCTTGTTCTGACATTTGATTTTCGTAATTTAATAACAAATTGAGGAGTTCCATCAACTTTAGATAATAATTTAAAATTATAAGGATCTGATGTAATTAATTCTTTAACAGGATTATAATATACTCTTGTTCTGACATTTGATTTTCGTAATTTAATAACAAATTGAGGAGTTCCATCAACTTTAGATAATAATTTAAAATTATAAGGATCTGATGTAATTAATTCTTTAAAATGATGTTGAAAATGATTACTTGTACCACTTAATGAATTTTGTGTTCCTATTATTATTATGTAATAATCACTAAATTTAATTTTTGATAAATTATAATCATCAAAATTTTTTTTTGTATAAGATTTTCTTTCTTCATTAAAATTAAGAGTTAATATTTTTTTTTTTATATCATTAAATGATCCATTTTTACTCATTTATATTATTTAAAAAGAAAATAAATATAAAAGAATTATAAATAAATGAATAAACAAACTATTGATCAATTTTATCTAACAGAATATACATTTTACTTAGCATCAAAAATATGTACATTTTATAACGAAAATTATTACAGTTTTATTTGTCTTAATTTTAAAAATAAACCCGTAGATATTAAAAAAGATGTTATTGACTAAAAACAACCACTTTTTGGCATTTTTAGAAAGAAATATTGCTTAAGTTGTTGGTTAAAAATATATCAAAATAAACATCCTGAAATTTATAATTAATTGTAAATTAATAATAAATATTAGGAGATTTATAACAAAAATATAAACATCCTGAAATTTATAATTAATTGTAAATTAATAATAAATATTAGGAGATTTATAACAAAATTATAAACATCCTGAAATTTATAATTAATTGTAAATTAATAATAAATATTAGGAGATTTATAACAAAATTATAAACATCCTGAAATTTATAATTAATATAAATATTAATTAAAATAAAATAAAAAAATTCCTAAAAGTACTTAAAGAAATAATTATAATATAATATACATAATTATCTACCTGTAGCTCAGATGGAAGAGCGTTGGACTGTAAGTGTTTATTTATGTGGTTATCCACAGGTCGTGTGTTCAATTCACACCAGGTAGATTTATTTTTTATATATATTTTATATAAAAAATAATAAAAAAACAATTAATAATTTATTTAATATTTTTATCAAAATTCTTAGGAGTAAATTCGCGTCCACATGGATCACAATGGTCATAATTTGCCATATTAGCATTTTTATGAATTTTATCATAATTATATTTTTCATCATTTGTTTTAGGAATAGACCATCTTCCTAAATGAATAGGTCTTTCACGTTTAAAAAAATTTTGAATTTGAAAAGTATTCATGATTTGTTTGTTTTCAATTAAAGTTCTAAAATTCATTAATAATTTAGAATAACGATTAACAGGCATAATGTATATATAATTATAACTATTTATTTTTAAATATATTTTATATTAAAATATTACATTTTTTCTTCATCAATAATTATTTTATTATAAATTGTTTTTTTAATTAATTCAACATTATTATTATCAAATTTTGATTTTAAAAATAATAATGATGAAATACATATAAATCCAACTAAATAAATAAATGCATGATAATAATAATTTCTATATAAAACAATAAATAATAATAATAATTGAGAAATAAATATACATATTAATGTTAAATATGGTATATTTGTCATTGTTTTTTGTTGTAATATCTCAAATAACAATGGTATAAAAGCAAAATTTAATAAAAATGTAGCACAAACAATTATATAATATACTGTTGTTTTATTTACGTTCATTATTATTAAATTAGATTAAAAAATATTTAAAATTAAAATTAATTATTGAATTTCTATATCATATACATTATACATGTCTATAAATCCATAATCATTTTCTATATTACATACACTTTTATTTATTTTTTTCATTAAATAATTAATATTATTCATTCTTTCTTCATCTATTTCAAATTTTATAATAATTTTATCATCATTTTCATTGATTAATAACTCAAAATCAATATCATCCATCTTTTTATTTATTTCTTTCATTTCATAATAATAATTCTCCTCCTCATAATTATAATTATTTAAATTCATCTCATATTTATTTAAATAATATATTTTTCCATTTTTATATCTTAAATTAGGACTTACAAATTCTTTTAACAACTTCATACATATTTAAGTATTAAAAACTCTTTAAATACTTTTTGTTATTTTTCAATATTTATAAAAAACTTAATTTATTTTAAATTTATATATTAATTAATATAAATTTATTACCAGCTATCTACTACACGTTTTTCATTATTATCATAATCATCATAATATTCATTTTCTTGATATTCATATTTAGCAGCATTCTCAAATGAATCTCTCATTCTTGTTTTAGTTCTCGTTTTAATATTAAAACCATAAAACTCTTCAGGATATTTTTCATAATCAGGAAGTTTTGAATATGGCTGAAAACCTAAAACTTTATTTAATTCAATATATTTTATTAACTTTTCTTCTAAAAATGAGTTCATTAAATTATTATGGTCTTTATATTCAATATGTAATTTTACATCTGTATCATCTAAATTCTTTGTATTATGTAATAATTCCCAAAATATATCTATTTCATCTATTTTAAACCATCCAGCTATATTATCTCCAATATTTAAATCAAATTTATCAATTGTTTGATATTCGTCTTTATTGTTTTTAATACTTATATGCTGGGGTAATTTTACATAATGATCTTTTTTTTTTGAATCATATTTTATAGTATATAAAGTTTGATAAATATCAATAACAGATGAATTATTACTCATTTTTACTGTACTCAATTCCGCAATCTAAGATCTTAACTTCTTGCAAGGGTTTATCTTCATTTGTTTCTAAATTTTCAATTTTTTTTAAAATGTCAAAACCTTCCAATAATATACCAAATACTACATGTTTGTCATCCAAATGTGGCGTTTCTACTAATGTAATAAAGAACTGTGAGCCATTTGTATTTGGACCACTATTTGCCATACTCAATAATCCCGGTTGATTATGCTTTAAATTAAAGTTTTCATCCTCAAATTTAGCTCCATAAATACTTTTTCCTCCTGTACCATCAAAATTTGTAAAATCACCACCTTGTATCATAAAATCTTTAATTACTCTATGAAATATACTATTTTTATAACAACCTTCATTTTCTCCATTTAATCCTTTAGCACATAAATATCTAAAATTAGCACACGTTTTTGGTACATCTTCATCAAATAATTCAAATTTCATTTTTCCAACTGCTTCACCATTAATTCCTATAATAAAATACGGATTTCCATTATGTATATCTATTTCACGTACAGGTTTTTCTTCATTTTCAAAGTTTTCAGTTTCACTTTTACTTTCAGTTTTACTTATATTTTCATTAATTATTTTTTGACTAGGATATTCTTGTACAGGTTTTTTAAAAAAATAATTATAAATAAAATAAATAGCAATTACTATAAAAATAGCAATACCAATGTACATTGTTGTATTATTAAAAAAATTCATTATTATATTTATATTTAAAAGAAAATCTTTAAGTTAATTATAACTCCAACTATTACCACAATTCATACAATTTACAAATGTTGTCATTGGCTCATCACTACATCGTACTTGCATTTGATAATATGAACAATTAAATTCTTTACATCTTCCACATTTATAATCAGTAGTTCTTATTCCTGCACTTCTACTATATAAAAATTCATCTACAGCAGTTTGTTTATCAATGTATTTTTTCCAATGCTTTTTATTAATTTCTTGAGGACTTAAAAAAGCTATTTCTTCTATATTTATTTTACCACTAACAACTTCATCATAGAAATCTTCATTTTTTATATAAGAATTCTTATCTAAATTATTATAAATACTTATTAATTTATTCACATATATTCTTAAAAATAATTTATTATTCATATCTGGTTCAATACTTTTTAATTTACATTGTTCTGAAGCATAATTATATATAGATTTTTCAATATTTTCACATAATTCTTTATCTTTAATAATTAAATTTAATTTTTGAATTGTTTTATCTGATTCCATAATTAATCTTAGTTATACCTTTTTAAGTGTATTCAATTTAATTAATTTTTATTAACTAATTAAATCAATTTGTTTTTATTTTTTAAAAAAATAAAAAATAAAATAAAAATAAAAATAATAAAAATGAAATTATTTTAGATATTTTTTATTTATTAAAAGTAATGGAACAAAATATGTTAAATAAAGCCAATACAAATAAAGGATGGATTACAGCTATTTATAAAAATTGTCCTTATCGAACATTTTGTTTTATTTCAAAAAATAAGGATAAACATCTTAAAGATGAAATTATAGATTTACTAGAAAAATATAATATGATAAATTATAAAATTATTCATGTAAATAATAATGATATATTTTCATTTACAATTTGTTTAGAAGAAAATAAATATATTGAATTTATTAATAAATTAAGAAATCAATCATATTCATGTAATTATAATTGTTTGCCATTTTTTTAAATGAATGTTTTTTTCTTTAATATATATATTTTTAGTATATAAATATTTAGTTATATGTTCAAATTCATGTTGATATAATAAAATTAAATATAATAAATCACTTTCAAAAATATGAATTTCATAAGCATTTTTTATAATAGTTAAGTATAGAAAAATATTTTTTATATTTAAATCAGTCCATATATTATAATAATTTTCATCTTTATCGTAAAAATTAAAAAGAGGATTATATATATAATCATCATTAAAATAATTTATAATTTTATTATTTTTATTTTCATTATAATAAAATATATATTTATTATTTATAATTTTCATTAATTTATTGTATATATATGTTTCTTCTTTTATATTTCTATATATATATTTATAATTTATATTATTTATAAAATTAAAATTATTTAGATTATTTTCATTTTCAATATTTATATAATTATTTACAATTTTAATTAATTCAGTTATTTCATTAAATCGAATAATATTATTATTAGATTTTTTTATAAAAATAACATTATTAAAATTAAAAAATAATTGATAATAAAATAAAATATTTTTATCTAAATTATCAATAATATAAATATTATCAAAATATATATAAATTTTAAATAATAAATGAAATAAATCAATATTTAATTGAATATTATTATTTAATTGAATATATATATTTTTCATATATGAATTAATTTAAATTTATAAATATATTTTTATATTCATTAAAAAAATTAAATTATAATTAAATGAAATTATAATTAAATGAAAAAAATATATGAGTTAATAATTTTATTTTTTCTTCTTATACTATATAAATGAATTATAAAATACTTATTCATGCTTTAATTTTAATTTTTATAATCCATATAATTATTATTAATTTAGATTATGAAGTAAATATTGGTAAAAAAGAACATTTTCAAAATAAACCAAAAAAATCAACAAAAGAAACATTTCAAGACCAATCTAACGACTCACTTAATTTTTTATTAGATGATAAAAAAGCAGATAATGAATTTATAAAAAAAATGAATGAATTAAGTAATTCTATAGAAAAACCAAATGAATTAAGTGCAGAAAAAAATATAATTCCATCTAATGGATATTTAGCCAATAATAATGTTCCTAATTTTGAATCAGACGTTAATGATACATCAAAATTTTATAAAATTCAAAATAATTATGACAATTTAAATGAAAATGAATTAAAATCTACCTCCTTAGATAAATTAAATAAAAAATACGATAATGTTGCCACAGAAATTAATAAAATTGAAAATACTGTAAGATCATCACAAGAAAAACCAACTACTTGGGAATATAATAATGAATTTGCTATGAATGGTGGTACTATGAATGGTATTGTTGGTTTTGACAGCTTAGAAAGCTCGTATTCAAATTTTGGAACTCCAATTCAATTAAAAGAAAATGAAAAACCAACTTTTGAAAATATACCCCACGATGATTTAAGAAAACCTATTGTATATAATCAATAAATTATAATCAATAAATTATAATCAATAAATTATAATCAATAAATTATAATCAATAAATTATAATCAATAAATTATAATCAATAAATTATAATCAATAAATTATAATCAATAAATTATAAAAAAAAATAAAAAAATTATAATCAATAAATTATAATTTAATATAAAAAAAAATAATTATTATATTTTATCTAAAAATATTTAAGGATTTTGTTGCTCTTTTTGTTTTAACCATGGATCTTCTCCTTCTAAAGCATTTATTGTTTCAGATTGAAAATTTTGCTCATCATTAACACTTAATTCATTCATTTCTTTTTCTGGTACATCAGTGATTTGAACATCATTACCTTCATTTTGTTCTTGAACTTGTTGTGTTTGTTGTGCCTTTTTCATATTATCATAATATTGTTTATCTGATTCATCAACAATTTCTCTTAATTCTTCAATCTTTTTCTTGTCTTCATAACTACTTTCTTTAATTTCTTCCTTTTGCTCTTCCGCAAGTTTAGCCTTTCTTTCTCTTAAATCCTCTCTTGCCTTTTTAATTTGCTCTTCTTTCAATTGATCATACATATTATCACGATTTTCAAGATTTTCTTGATATTTTTTAACTAATTCATTTAACATTTCTTCTTGATATTCTTGCTCTTGAATTTGCTCACATTCTGGATCCCAAGGTAACCAAGAACCTACTTGGCCAACAAATACATTAAAATTTGGATCTTTTCTTCTTAATACTTGAGCTCTTATTGTTGCTTCTTTATGTGTATCATATGTCCCTCTAATTTTTAATCCTCTCATAGTTGTTCTAAATTCATTTTGTTCATAAAATTCAGATTCCATTTTTTCTTTTCTTGTAAATAACCAATCTTCATAAAAATTTTTAATTGTGTCATAATCAACTTTAATTTCTTTATTCATCATTTTTTCTTTCATATCTAATGTATATTGATCTTCACCATTAAATAAATGTTCAATAAATTTTGTCATAAATTGTGTTTCCTTTTGTTTTAATACTTTATCTGGTGATACAAAAGATAAACATACGAAATTTTGTCCTGGAATTTTAGGATCAACCTCTAAAAAATCTTCTTTAATTTCTTCTTCTTGTGCAAACATACTCATTATATATTTTAAATATAAATTGACTTTAAGTTATTTTTATTTTTATTTATATAAGAAAAATAATTAAATAAATAATTAAAATTAAATAATTAAAAATAAATTAAATAATTAAATAATTAAATAAAATAAAAAATATATATATAAATTATAATGGATACAATAGATTTTACAGAAATTTTAACAAGATTTTTAAAATATTTATTTGAAGGTTTAGCAGTTGGTATTGCATGTTATTTTTCAAATTTAAAAGCAGACCAAATTATTGCTATTTCTATTACAGCAGCAGTTACATTTGCTATTTTAGATATGTATTCCCCAAGAATATCTGATGCTGCAAGATTAGGTACTGGTATTGGAATTGGTTCTCAATTTGCTGGAATTAGAATGATAGGAATGTAAATATATGATTAATAATTCTTTTTTACTAACAAATTAAAATATTTAATTTAATTTCTAATTTATTAATAGATGACTACTAGATTAAATAGTATCGAAACAAATATTAAACAAAGTAAAAGTGCATCAAATTTATCAAATGCAGAATTAATATTTTATTTATATGAAACATCAAAAGATCCTCAATTAAAAACATTTAATGAAACAAATATAATAAATTATTTTAATAAAATACAAAGAAGTTTTTTATTTGAAAATATTTTTATAGTAAAATCTAATTATAGTCAATTATCAATGTGGATTATTGGATTATTAATTCCATTTTATATAAATTATCCAAGAATGTATAATTTAGGATTTACTGGATTTTTAATAGGTGCTTTTTCATTATTTAGTTTGTATATGTTTACTAATAATTTGTATGGTACTTTTTTTCCATATGTAGGAATATTATTTTTTATTTTATCATTTATATTTTATTTTGTATTTTTCATTTTATTTAATAAATTAAATCATATTTCATTATTTTTTATAAGTTGTGTTGTAAGTTTTTGTATTATTAATTTTATATTAAGAATAATATTAAGTTTTCCAATAAAAAGTAATAAATATAATAAATTAAGTGTATCATTAAGTAATAAGACTGATTTTGTTGAATACAATTCTTATATTGAAAATGTAAGTAATGAAGTAATTAAAAGATATAATTTAAAATTACCAAGTGGAAAAATGTTATATAGTTATTTAACAGTATTTAAAATAGGAGATAATAAAGATCAAAATATAGATTTTTGTGTAAATTTAATAGCACCTTTTATTACATTATTATTTAATTATTTTTTAGGTTCATTTTTAGATAATTTAAGAAATAATAGTTATGAAGATAAAGAAATAAAACCAATACCTATTATTGGCATTAATGATACTTGTAATCAATATATTACTTGTCAAGCTAATTATGTATTACCTATTGAATTTAATTTTAATTCTTTCATTCATGAATTTTATATTGAAAAAGAATTAGATGATACACATTATAGAATATTTTTAAAATGTATTAAAAGAATAAATACAGAATTATTAGATAGATATAAACCAAAATTTGTTAAAATGGATGATACCGATAAAGAAATATTACAAAAAATAAGAAATAGTTTAAAAAAATATTCAATTGATAAAAATCATATTTTAATTCAATTAGAAAACTTTTATGAAGAGAAAATAAAAAAAAGAAATAATCAAAATCAAAATCAAAATCAAAATTCAAAAGAATTTATTTATAATACAAATAAAAAAGGAGATTTTGAATATATACAAGAATTAATTAATTTTATTAAAGATCAAAAAATAACAGATAATGAAAAAGAAGAAGCATTAGAATTAATTCATAAAATAAATCAAACATTACATATTAAAACAGATATGTATCAAACAAATAATAATAAAAATAAAAATAATTATAATGATGAATATACAAGTTATGTTAAATTAGCTATTGAATCATTATTAGATAATGAAAATATAGAAGAAGATAAAAAAATGTATTTAAAAAAATTATGTGAGAAATATATTGTTTATTTTATTAAAAATATTAAAGAAAATAATTTATATGGTTATAATTATAATATTTTTTCATTTCCTTATTTTAACAGAGATACAAGAATAAAATCAAATAATTTATTTATACTTTTAATGAGATTTATTTCAACTTATGTTTTATTAGGAAGACCTATTACAAGTTCATGGTTATTTTCAACTTTTATGAGAATATCCTCTAAAAATAAAAAAGAAATTGATACTAAAAATTCAAATAATCAAGAAAAGAAAGTTATTGAAGGATTTGAAGAATATTTGAAATATTTTAATGATGATAGTATGTTAATGAAATATATAGGAATGGGTATGGATAATGAATATTTTATAGAAAATTATGATAAAAAAAAAGAAGAAAACAAAGAAGAAAAAAATTTTGGACTAAAGATATGGGATTTTTTTATAAAAATTATTTTATATATTTTTATTTCACAACCAATATTACAATTATATAATAATACATTTTATGGATTAACAATTAGCCCTAGTTATTATAATTTTATAACTCAAGGAATATATATTATTACTTTAATTGTTCTTTATTACGTATTTAATAATATAAAACCTTCCATTCAATCTCAAAATCCTAAAAATGAAAATCAAGTAAATCCAGTAAATCCATAAATTTAAATAATTTTTTAATTAAATTTATTTTAATATTATTTTTAAAATAAAAATTAAATCTATATATATAGTAATATGGTTAAACTTGTTAATGAAACTATAAATAATGATGCTGTTATTAATTTATTTAACAATGAAACACAACCAACAACAATACCTCCTAGTATGGGATATTTTGATAAAAATAAAGCAAATACAGCAAATTCTGCTTCTACTATTAAAAGTTTATTACAAGCAAATTGTGCAAATATTGATACATCTAATTTATTAACACCTGATAATCCTAACCAATATTATGATGATACTATTACTGGAAATATTAATCCTGTTTGTGATGGTGCAAATATAACTCCACAAGCAACACAAATAGCAAATGATGTCAATCAAGCATGTAGTACTCCTCAAGGTAAAGCAAAAATTGTAAATACTATTAAATATTTAGTTTGTCAATTAGCATTTGCCAGAAATAGAACATATGATTCATCTAAATTTGATATATTAAATGGTGGAATGACAATACAAGAAGTATTTGATAAATTTTCAAATATAAAAATCGTTATGTATATTGTATTTTTATTAAGTATTTATTTTTTAATTCAAGGTTTTTTCTCATCATTTGATGTAGCAACAAATATGATGAATTTAGTTGAAGAAAATGCGACTAAAACATTAATTTATTATGTATCATTAGGATTTGGAATTACAGTTCCGGTATTGATATTATGTTTATTTTTTGTTAAAAATGTATGTGGAAGTTTATCAGCATTAGAATTATATAATATTACAAATAATTATAATGGAGTAAAAGATAAAATTAATTCAGGATTTCAAAACTTAGATTACAGTGTTTTAATGATATTTATATTTTTAATTTATGGATTAACAATAGCTTTATTTGTTATAAATAAAGATTCAGTAGGACCAACATTATATATATCTATTGTTTGTTGTATTTTCTTTGTAATTGGTATATTTTTATATATTTTCTATAATTTTATTCCATTTTTTGCAACTGCAGATATTAATAATTATGGAAAAAAAGATATTGATTTAAAATTATATGTTGATTATAGTGGCACACAACAACCTGGAAATATTACATCTAATCAAATGCAAGTACAAAATTTAAAGAGTGTTTTCTTAAAAACAACTGTTGTTATATTTGTTATTTTCTTAGTTTATATTATATTTTCTAAAAAATTAAAAGAAGTAAAAGGATGGAAAAAAGATATATTTAGTGGATTTTTTGGTGCTTCTGCAATATTAATTATTCCTATTGTCTGGGTAATAAATTATATATTTGCTACAAGTTATTTCTATGCTTATCCATTAATTTTATTAATGTTTAGATTTTTAAGATATATTGGTATGGCTATATTATATGGGCAATATTCATATTCACAAGAATATGGTTTAGAAGGAATATTTTCAGGAGACACATTTAGTAATGAATTAAAAGAACAATTAGATGATTTTAGTTCATTTTCACCTTCTTGGAATTTAATTGGAATGGATATTATTAAAACTTTAATGAATTTAAATGGTTATGAAAATATATTCTCTAAAAAATATGTTAATGAAAATAAAGCAAATAATTTAGCATCTAATAAATATGTTATGGCAAGTATATTTTCTTATTTAGGTAAAGATAAAGATGAAAACAAAAACGAAAATTCTACAAGAAGTAAATTAAGTATTCAAGGTATTATACTTGGTATTACTTTAGTTATTTGTTATATATTAATAAAATTAGTATATAAAGTTAAATAAATTAATAAATAAATTAAAATCCGCGACAATTAGATCCAAATATATCTAATTTAGGTGTATAATTATCATTACAACATCCCCAACGACTGTTAAAACAAGTTAAAATTTCTTGATTTGACCCTTTTTTTACATTTATTATTAAATATACTAATAATAAAATAAAAAAAACAGTTATTAATAAAATTATTTCATATATCATATAAATATTTATTATATAAAATATTTTTATAATAAAAAAAAAATATATTATTATTTAATATGGATAATTATATATTATTTACTATATTAATTTTATTAATTATATGCTCATTTTGCTATTTAAATATGTATAATGACTTAGAAACTTTTCAAACTTATTCTTATTCACCATTTAACTATTTATCTACTGGTACTGACCCTTTAACATTTTATAAATATCCAATTTATAGAAAACCATATAGATATCCTTACCAATTTTACAGTAGTTATCCTTATCCTTATTTAAGTTATTATCCTACTAACATTTAATTTATTATATTATTTTATAATGTTTATTTATCATAATACTTCAATTTTAAATATTCTAATTCTTTATTTAAAAAATTTTCATAATATTCAATATTAAAATTTTTATTATTTTTTTCTGATAAAATCATTAAATTATGCATTTTAAATATTAAATTTTCTATATTTCTCATATTCATTTTTTTTAAATCATGTTTTTTCCAATTAATTAATAGTATATTATTATGATAATTATAATATTGTACCATATTCATTATATAATTATTAATTAATCTTAAATTTATTTCAGGAAAATCTATTTTTTCAAATTTTTCTACAAATTCATTATCTTTTATTATTAAATTATCATAATCTTGTATATGTAATAAAAAATTAGAATTCTTTTTTAAATTTATATTTTTACTATTTATTATATTTATTTTTTTCTTTTCAAAATGACTTAATGTTCTACCATAATCAATCATAAAATCATCAATAATATTATAATCTTTTGTAATATACTCATCCTTAAAAAAATTATAAAAACTTATTTTATTATAATTAATATTTTCATTTTTACAATAAATATCAAGTAAATCTAAAAACCAATTTATATTTTCATTTTTATTATTAACTATTTTTATATTATTTATATTTTCATTTTTATTTTCATTTATTTTTTCATTAATTATTGATTTATTATCAAATAAATTTTCAAAACAGTTTTTAATTTCTTTTTCATATAATAAATTATTAAATTTTGAATAACTAAATTCAAAACATTTTACTAAATTTATTATATTTATTAAATTTATAAAATATATTAAGTATGTTTTCATAGTATCATATTGAATTAAAAAATATATTTTAAATATTTTTAATATATTTTTATAAAAAAAATTAATATTTTTAAATTGATTTTATAAAATGCCAACCAATCTTTTCACATATTTTTTTCCATATCATATCCGTTTGATGTAATTTTTCTCTATCTTTTAATAATGGAAAATATACTTTATATTCATCTAATGATAATAATTCTACAAATTTATGTAATACAAATGAATAATTCAAAAAATTCTTTCTTTGTTTTGGACAAACTTCCATAAATGGTCCCTGTATTTCTTTAAACATTAATCGCAGTTTTTCTTCTAATTCTTTGCTCATGTTTGGTGGTGATATTCCATTTATTTGATATAATATATGTGCAGCATGATCATAAAATTTATTTAATTTATTTTTCTTTAAATACATTCTTATTTTTTTTGTATCTAATTTCTCTAAATTTGTTATTCTTTCTTTTTTAATTTCGGCAATAATTTTTTCATATACTTCTTCTGGAATTTCAGTTGATTCCTTAGCTTGAAATTGAGCCAACCACTCATTAAAATGATTTATTCTTTTATAACTAAAATATGAAATTTCCATTGGTGGATCTTTGAAGGAAGGTTTATCACTTTCAATAATAATATATTCTTGATTACCACAATTTGTGCAAATTTGAAGTCCATCACTTGGATAAATAGTCATTTCATTATTACATTGATTACACTTGAATATTTTATTATCAATTTTAAAACCGGAAATATAATTTGGGTCTGTTTTTTTTAAATAATCATCTAAGAAATTTTTCTTTTTAAATTTTGATTCTTCTTGAATAAAATCACTTATTTTCATAGATGTATAATTATTTTCATTATTATCATCATTATCATTATCTTCTTTATCATTATCATCTTTTACTCTATTGTTAAAAAAATCAATAACTGATGTTTGACTTTTTTTATTTTTTATTTTTTTATCATCATCATAATTTAATAAATTTTCTTCAAAATTTTCAATATGTTTTTCATTATCTAAATTATCATTATTATTATTTAAATTATCAATATTTTTATAATATTCATGTAATAAATTACCAACATTTAAGTAATAATTATTAATATCATCATTATTAATAATTTTATTTATTTTATTTTTCAATTTTAAAATTCTATCCTTTTTTAAATTTCTTTCAATTATATATTCTGCATTATTTTTTAAAGAATTATCTTTAGATTTTTTATATTCATCTATTAATTCATTTAATTCATTTTTTAATTTAGGAATTTTTTTTTTATCATTATTGAATTTTTGAATAACTTCATTATGTTTAGCATCAATTGTCATATTATCAATATTTAAATTTATTTTTTTTGGATCATGTTTCAATTTTGTTGAAACCATAGTTATAATTATTAAAAAAAAATAAACTTTAAGTATTTAAAATTAAATAAGTATAACTTAAATTAATTTTTTATTCATTTTTTTTAATATGGAAGAAAATAATAGAAATTCTCTTAATTCTAATTCAAATGTAAGCTACAATACTATACAAAAGATGGTATTTATTTGCAATGCTTTAAACGATGGATGGACAATAAAAAAAATAAATAATAATAAATATGAATTTATAAAAAATAAAGAAAAATTAATAAAAAAAGAAATTGATATAGAAGAATTTATAAAAGATAATATGAATATAGAAAATCTTAAGAAATAATTTATTTCTATATTTTATGTGTTTTTTAATTATTTATATATTTTAGTTTTATTGCTAAAATACAATAAAAATATCTAAAAAAATAAATGTTATGATAAAAAAAAGGTAAAAAAAAAATGAAAATAAATTAAATTAATTATAGAATTATTTCGTAATTTTCCAAAATTTTTTTCTCACTATAGAATATAAAATGACTGGCGGTCTTATGCAACTCGTAGCCTATGGTGCTCAAGATGTTTATCTTACTGGAAATCCTCAAATCACTTTCTTCAAAGTTGTCTACAGAAGACATACTAACTTCTCCATGGAAGCTATTGAACAAACTTTCAACGGAACTGCTGATTTCGGTAAAAAAGTTACCTGCACTGTTTCCAGAAATGGTGATTTAATCCACAGAATTTACTTACAAGTCACTCTTCCAAGAGTTGAAGCTACTGTTTCCTCTGCCTTCTTTAGATGGGTCAACTTCATTGGCCACTTCCTTATCAAATCCGTCGAAGTACAAATCGGTGGTCAAAGAATTGATAAACAATACGGTGATTGGCTTACCATCTGGAATGAACTTACCATTCCTGCTGGATTAAAATCTGGTTATGATAATATGGTTGGTAACACCGTTGCCCTTACCGGTACCGGATTACAAAGAACCGAAGCAACCACCTTATACGTTCCTTTCCAATTCTGGTTCTGCAGAAACCCAGGTCTTTCCCTTCCTCTTATTGCTTTACAATACCACGAAGTTAAAATCGAACTTGAATTCAGACCTAAAGCTGAATGCTACGTCTCCACTGGTGGTTCCTTAAACAGTTGTGGTGTTTCCGTTTCTGGAAGCTTAGATGCCTTCTGTGTCCCATCCTTAGAATATGCTTCCTTATTCATTGACTACATCTACTTAGATACTGATGAAAGAAGAAGATTTGCTCAAACTTCCCACGAATACTTAATTGAACAATTACAATTCACCGGCGATGAAAGTACTGTTAATACCAACGTCAAGGTAAAATTAAACTTAAACCACCCAGTCAAAGAACTTATCTGGGTATGCCAAAGAGACGATGTTGTCAAACTTGGATACAACCAATGGAACAACTATACCGATGATTTTGATGCCGACTCTGGATACTATGCCCTTAACAACCAAGGATTACCTGATGCTTCTCAACTTGTATTCTCCAATGTTGAAGATGCCACCAACGTTTTCCCATTCGTCGGAACCAACGCTCTTGATGCTGAATATCTTCAATACTTACAACAAGCTGGTCTTAACACTGGTGCTACTGGTATTGCCACTAACGGTGTTACCACTTCCCAAGTTAGACCTGTCAATTTACCAGCTGGACCTGGACCTAACGCTAACAACTTAGCCCCAACTGATTTCGGTGCTATTACCACTGCTGGTGATTACTCCGATCATGCTGGCTTCGGTCCTATCAACGCCGGAAGAAACCCTGTTGTCAGAGCTAAATTACAACTTAACGGTCACGATAGATTCCAAGAAAGACTCGGATCTTACTTCAACTTAGTCCAACCATACCAACACCACACCAACATCCCTGTTACTGGTATCAATGTTTATTCATTTGCCTTGAAGCCTGAGGAACATCAGCCAAGCGGGACGTGCAATATGTCAAGAATTGACAACGCTACTCTTCAATTACAACTTACCCCTAAAGCTGCTTTAGGTTCTAAAATCAGAGTATACGCGACCAATTATAATGTATTAAGAATCATGTCTGGCATGGGAGGTTTGGCTTATTCAAATTAAGCAAGTTATTTGTTTTATTATTATATTATTCATATAATTTTATAAATAAATAAATAAAAATAAATTATTACTATACATTATTTTATTTTTTTAATAAAATAATAAAAAATGAATTTAATTTAACTACTAAATATTAAACAAAAACATGGAAAAATTTAAAGAATTTATTGAAAAAAATAATTTAAAATGGGAAATATTAAGTTATTTTAATGGTCATGAAGCAACAAAAGGATGTAAATCAGGAAATGATAATATTAATCCATATGTATTAGTGATGAATGAAGATAAAGAAAAATATTGTATATTAGAATTATCAAATGCTAATTATACAATTATTTCATATGATACAATTAATGCAGTAAAAAAATATAATACTTCATGGTTTCTTAGTAATAATGGATATGTAACAGGAACAATAAATGGTAAAAATATATATTTACATCAATATTTATTAAATTATCATGGTAATGGAAAAGGACAAAATTCTATTGATCATATAAATAGAAATAAATTAGATAATCGTCTAGAAAATTTAAGAATAGTAGATCAAAGTATTCAAAATATTAATAGAGAAAAAATGACAAGAAAAAGTAATGCTCAAGAACTACCCCATATAATTTCAAATGTAGAATTACCTAAATTTGTTTATTATTGTAAAGAAATTTTATATAAAGGTACTACTAATGAAACATATAGAGATTTTTTTAGAATAGAAAAACATCCAAACTTAGAAAAAAGTTGCATTTCTACAACAAAATCAATGAAAGTATCTATTTTAGAAAAATTAAAAGAAGCAAAAAAAATATTAATTGATTTAGATAATAAAGAATATATACAAGAAAAAAAAAATCCTAATTATATCCAACTTCAAGAATGTAAAAGAAATGATAAAAATTATATTTTTGTTTTTGATAGACGAACTAATGATGGACGTCAAAATTTAAGGTATTCATTTTTAAAAACAGAAAATAAAAATACAAATTATCAAATTTTTAGAGAAAAAATAAAAGAAAAATATAATTTTGAAGCAGAAGAATTTACATATGATGATTAATATATAAATTATTCTTTGATGTTTAAAAACTTACTGAAAATTTAACATGGTGGCATAAACCCTATTTTATATAAAATATATTTTTATATAAAAATATAAAAGTATCATGTAATTATCAATAATAATATTGAATAATATATTATTATTGATAATTTTTTTACTTTTAAAAATAAAAAGCAAAATAAATTATTTACTTTTAATTTTTAAAAATAAAAGTATTTAAATATATATTTTTAAATAAACTATATAGATGACAGAATTAAATATTGTAGAATTAATCGAAAAAAACCCAATAACTAAATTATCAAATAATTATAATAATAAGTTATTGAACAAAATTAAAGAAAATTTTAATGAAGAACAGCAAAAATTATTTGTAAGTAGTTTTTATTGTTATTTAAATTATGACAAAAATAATGATTTTGTAATTGATTTAGATAATGTTTGGAAATGGATTGGATTTTCTCAAAAAATTAAAGGAAAGAATGTTTTAGAAAAAAATTTTATTCTTGATAAAGATTACATAAATCTTACTTTACCAACTGGTAAAGTAAGTTGTGATAGTAATTTAATGAATGAAAAAAAATGGGGAGGGCACTTAAAACAAACATTTATGATGACTATTAACTGTTTTAAGAAATTTTGTTTAAAGGCTGATACAAAAAAAGCACATGAAATACATGAATATTATATAAAAATGGAAGATACATTATATGAAATAATAGAAGAAGAAAGTAATGAATTAAGACTACAATTAGAACAAAAAGAACAAGAATTAGAAGAATCTAAATTAAATTCAGAAAAAGAACAATTAAAAGCGGCAGAAAAAGCAACAATATTACAATTTCCAGTAAATACAGAATGTATATATTTTGGAATAATTAATAATACAAATGAATTAAATGAAAAACTTATAAAATTTGGTCATACAAATAATTTAGCAGTAAGAGTAAGAGAACATAAAAAAAATTACGATGATTTTATATTAATCAATGCATTTAAAGTTCAAAATAAAGTAGAAATAGAAAATTTAATTAAAAAAGATAATAGAATAAAAAATCAAATTAGGTCAATTGAAATTGAAAATAAAATAAAAAATGAAATCATAGCTTATGATAATCATTTTACAATAGAAAAATTAACATATTATATAAAAGATATTATTCGCTCTAAGACATATAGTATTGAAAATTTTAATAAATTAACGGAAAGAAATGATTTTTTGGAAAATGAAAATAGTTATTTAAAAGAAGAAAAAGAAAAGAAGAATGAAATAATAAATAAATTAAATTTAGAAATTATTGAATTAAAAGAAAAAATAGAAAAACAGAATATTACAATAGAATCAATAAATAAAGAAGAAGAATCAGTTTATAAGAATACTTTATTACCAGAAGATGATTTACATAAAAGATTTAATGACTTTGTAAATGAAATATGCATAGTAAGACCAGATGTAGAAGAATTATCTGTTAATTTAGAAGGAAGATATAGATTATGGAATCAAAAAAAGCCATGTAAAGAGGTTTTTCATGCACTAAAAAATTATCTTGATTTTAGATTTAAACCTAAAAAAATTAAAACACAACATGGTTATTTAGGTATTAAATTAAAAGAAATAGAATATAAAAAAAGATTTATTAATTCTGATATAGAAACATTTATTTTTGAGAAATGTAAATTTTTTGATAGTGGAAAAGTATTAAATTCTATATTATTAAAAGAATATCAAAAATGGAAACAATCTATAAATAAAATAATATCAGAAAATGATATAAAAGATATTAAAAATTATTTAAATGAATGTCCTTATGCTTTAAAAGCAACAGTATGGACTAAACATGGTAGTAATGAAGGATATTATGGATTATGTTTAAATGAAGATTTTTATGAAACAAAAGTAAAACAAAATAATACACGAGGTAAAATAATTCAAAAAAAAAATATAAAATCAAATGATTTATTAGGAACATGGGAATCAATATTTAGTGCTTCTATTCATGAAAATATTAGTAGAGCAAAAATGAGTCGTTGTGTTAAAAATAAAACTATAATTAATGATTATTATTATTGTGAAGCTACTTAAAGCAGATAATCATGAAGATTTCCGCATATGTTGTCCTGAAGCTTGGCAATTTAGTGATGCTAATTATAATTCAGATGTCTCAGATGATAATGGAGATGTTAGTGAGTTATTCAAGAAAAAGAACAAGGTTAATATAAAAGTTAAAAAATTATAGAATGTTTGATTTTTTGTTTTTGTTTTTAAAAGATTTACCAGAAGGTAAAGCAAAATTAAATAAATAAAAAAAAAATTTTTAAAGATTACATTAATTTTACTCCTCTAAGCACCTTCCCAAACATTTTTATTTTTTTTAGTAAAATTAATACACAATTGTTGTCATCATCAGAAAAATAATATTATTTAAGTTTAGAACATCATTATTAATTTTTACTTAGATATTATTCATTTATTTTAAATATAATTAAAGATAAAATTTTTAATTATAAAATTTATTACATAAAATATTCAAAAAAAAAATATTATATTTTTTAAATAATTATTTATTTATTCTAAAATAATTTTCCAATTATCTGTTTCAGTATTTCCAGAAGCTTGAGATGTCCATAAAATTTTAGAATTTTTAAAATCTCTTATATTATGGACTTGACCATTATATTTATATAAACCAAAACCGTAACTACTATTAAAACCAGTAGTAAATGATATGCTAGTAAAATCATCAAACATTAATACATATCTACCAGTTTGTTGAGGAGGTACTTTATCAGTAATAACACCGTTTCCAGTTAATGAAATTAATAACTTAGCATTCTTTTTTTGTTCTTCAGTAAATAAATTATGTTTATCTTCAGTAATTTTTATTTTTCTTATTTGTGTCAATCCCCAAATAGGAGGATTATTAGTTGTATTATCTGAACTAATAGTTTGTTCTACAGTAGATGAAGCATTATAAGAAGGAGTTTCAATTTTAAAACTAATTTCATTAATAAATTCAAGTTTAAAAAGTCTAATTCTTCTAGAATTAGGATATCCAAATCTTGTTCCATCATTATCATATTCAATAACAGCAAAATTTACGTCTAATAGTCTTCCTGTTCCTGATGCATTCCATTTTGTTTTAGAAATTGTAGTATCATTTGAAGTTCCTGCATCATTATAAACAGCAGTTCCAGTAACACTATTTTCAGGACCATCATTAATAACAAATGTTTCTTTTAATGAAGCAGGAACATTAGAATTTGGATTATTATTTGGAATTCTTACATAAGAATAAGAAATATTATATAAAGAACCATCTAATTTTTTAAATCCATTAGCAAAACTAGTTCTTAAACTTCTAAGATTATCAATTTTAATTGTTTCTGGATTAGTTAAAGTATTAACTACATTTGCATTAGAAACTCCATTATCTCTTGTGGAATAAAAAAAATCTTTTATTAATGTGTATTTGTAGGGCATGTTTATAAATTATTACTATATAATTATTATAAATTCTAAAAATTTAAAATAATATACATTTTTAAATCGTAAAATATAAATATTTTATATTAAAGTATAATTTTTTATTTTTATAAAATATAAAATAAAAAATTATACTTTAATATATTATTAAAATATTATAAAATATTATAAAATATTATCAAAATTTATAAAAATTATATTAAAAATTATATTAAAAATTATATTAAAAATTATATTAAATAATTATATAGAATTAACTACTTTGAAAAAAATCTGAATTAATTCATTATTATAAAAAACATAATATTTAAAATTATTCAAAATTATTCTAATTTAAAAAAACAGATTTAATTAAACATATTATACATTCATTAAATAAAAGACATATATAAAAAAATATTTTATAATATTTTTATCAATATATTCTATCTTACTTTACCTGTTGGTAAAGTAAGAATTAAATAATAATTTTTTATTAAAATAATATTTGTCAATTTTACACCCTTGAAAATAATCTAGAAAATTTAATATTAAAAATTATAAATATTGTTTCACTAATTTTCAAATAAATCATCTAACACACAAAAGATAATATTTTATAATATATATATTTTTTTTTATACTTTTTTTAAATGAAAGTCAATTCATTAATTATTAAAATATATTAATACCTTTTTTTTAAAAATTGTAAAAAATATATAAAAATAATACAATTAAATAATTATCTTTTTAATATATTTACCAAAAGCTAAAAATATCTTTTGATTTAGATTTTTTTTTTTCATTATTTTTTTTTGTTTCTTTTAATAATATTTTTAAAACATTTTTTTCATTTATTGTAATAGGAAATTCAACATTATTATTCCATTCTTTAAGACATTTTATTAATTTTTTTTATAAATATTTTGTCTAGGTAATAATTCATAATTATTATTTACTTTTTTATAAAGTTTATAATCTTTATCATCAAAGAACAAATAATTTTTATCACCTATAATATTTTTAAACATCCAACTAACTGTTTTAATTTTTATTTTCATAATATTAAATAATAAAAAAAAAAATATATACATATAATATTTATATTAATAAAATAAATTAATTTTTTAAATTATATAATTAAATTTATATATTTAATATGTATTATACATGTATCATTCAAACAAGACCACTAATTCTTCTATCTGTTATTGTCATTGTATTTATATATGAAGTAATTAATTTATATACATTTAATCTTAAATGATAATATTAAAATAAATATAATATATATATTATATTTAATATATTCATTATATTTATTATAATTATTATAATCAAAATTCATATTATTACATTGTATTATTACATTGTATTATTTATATTATTATTTTAATCTAAATAAAAAATTATATTTGGTTCATAACTTTTATCAGAATCAGATTGATATGTATATTAATTTTTTTCAAAAAATCATTTAGTCCTTTATTATATTATTAATTTTTACTTAGATTAATAAATTTAAATAAAAATGAATAAATTAATCAAAAGAAAAATATAATTAACTTAAATATATTAATTGTATAAATTTATTGATAAAAAAATATAAAATAATAATTTATTATTGATATTTATTCCTGGTAAATAAAACTAAATAAAATTAAAAAAAATAAAAAAATTAAAAAAAATATAAATTACATTTTATAAATAGTTATAGTCCATTCATCAAAATCGACACCACCAGAAGCTTGAGACAACCAATTTACATCTGTTAATTTATGACCTTCAAATCCAGATGCTAAACCTGAAAATTTATATAAACCAAAACCATAATTACTATTAAATCCAGTTGTAAATGAAATACTTGTGAAATCATCAAAATATATGTTAAATGTTCCTAATAAATAAGGAGGAATTCCACTAGTAATTCTACCGCAACCTGCTATGTTAGATAATAAACGTGCGTTTGCTTTTTGTTCTGGTGTTAAAACATTTCCTGCATCTTCTGTTACTGTTATTTTTCTAATTTGTGTTAATCCCCAAATTGGAGGAGTATTGTTAAATTCATTTGAAACAGTTGTTTCTTGTAAAACTTCTCTGGAATTAAATCCTGGTGATTTTAATTTTAATACAATTTTATTACTCATTATATAATATAAAAATAAAATTTTTATTAAATTGTATTAAATTGTATTAAATTGTATTAAAATTTATAATTCTTTATAATTCTTTATAATTCTTTATAATTCTTTATAATTCTTTATAATTCTTTATAATTCATTATATTTCTTTTAATATTATTGTCCAAGTATCCATATCTACTCCACCTGATGCTTGAGCCATCCAATTAATATCTGCTATTGTATAATCTCCTAAGTTATTTATTAATCCTTTATATTTATAAAGACCAAAACCATAATTACTATTGAAACCAGTTATAAAATATATTGCTGTTGTATCATCAAATACAATTGTATAAGTGCCTGATTGATAAGGAGGAACACTTCCATTAATAACTCCATTACCTGTTAGAGATACTAATAGTTTTACATTTTTTTTTTGTTCTTCAGATAAAACATTATCATTATCTTCTATAACTTCTACATCTCTAATTTGAGTTAATCCCCAAATTGGAGGAGTATTATTATAATTATCAGATTTTACTGTTTTATCAACAACATTTTTATTATTATAAGCAGGTGTTTTAATTTTAATAATAGACTTTTTCATTATATTTAAATAATATTTTTTTTATAGAAAATTATAAAAATTATAATAAAACACAAACTATACTATTATTAGTTGTTTCTTCATCTATTATTTTTTCTATTATTTCCCATTCACCTTTTGCTAGTCCAGCACCAATTTTAGGAATACCAATAATTTTATTTTTAAATGTCTCATCAATCATTTTAAAAACTTTTCTTAAAGCATCATAATCTAATGGATTTGTACCATAAAAATTATATTGTGTATAAGCATTAATAATAAATTGTTTATCATTTAATTGAACAAAAGAATAACTTCCTAATTTATTTTTATCACCTTTAATTGTATTTAAATCAGCTTCATATGCTTTTTTATATTTTAGTTTAATTTGCTTAGCAATTCCTGCTCCCATTGTATGAAAACAATTACAACCGTGTATTATTACATCTAAAACTTTTTGTTCAAATAAATCTAATAAATTTCCTTTTAAATATTTCATGTTTATTTAATATTAAATAAATTATATATAAATTTAGATAAAATTATATATAAAAATTTTTTAAAAATAAATCAATTTGCATTTTTTTATTAATAAATTAAATTTTTTCAACTTTATAAATATTCATTTGTCTTGAATGAGGAAATCCAGAAATAAATCCATTATTATCATAAATAATTTCCATATAATTTGCTTCAATAAAGTTTCCAATACCATTAATTGCCCATGATGTTTTATTAACTGTTGTTGTTGAGCCTGTTCTTTCATCATTATAAACAGTAGAACCTGCTATAGAACCTTCTGGAGTATTAATATTAATAAATTCTTTATATGTACTAATAACTGTTATATTTGCATTTGTTTTAGGAACTCTAGTAGAAGTATATGAAATATTGAATAATTTTCCATCTAAAGGTTGAAAACCTTCTTCATACGAACTGTATAATTGACTACAAGAAAATTCATAAATTGTACCAAATTTATAATTTGTATTCACTGTTATAACATTTCCATCAGATAAATAATCACCATCCATTTTAAATTTATAATATAAACTTTTTAATAATGTATATCTATATTCACTCATATTATATACAATTATTTTTTTTAAATTTAAATTATATTTTTTCAACTTTATAAATATCTAATTGTCTTGAACCAGGATATCCAGATATAGAACCACTATTATCATATATAATTTCCATATAGTTTGCATCAATAAATATTCCACTACCAGAAATACACCATGTTGTTTTATATACACTTGTACTAAATCCAGTACTTTCATCATTATATACTGATGAGCCTTGAATATTTCCATCAATTGTATTAACATTTACAAATTCTTTAAAAGTTGGTATTACAGATGTATTTAGATTAGTCTTTGGAATTCTTATACTTGTATAAGAAATATTATATATTTTACCATCTAATTCTTGAAATCCATCTTGATATGAAGAATTTAATGGAATTGAATATTCTCCTAAAATTGTACCAAATTTATATGAATTTGTTGTGTTAATTTCATTTACTTCTTTAGTTGTATAATATAAATTTTTAATTAATGTATATCTATATTCACTCATATTATATAAAAATATATTTTTATAATGAATAAAAATATTATTTTATATTAATGAATAAAAATGAATTTAAATGGGGAATAGGAATTGAACATGAAATGCATTTATTTCATATTCCTGAGAATAAATCTTTTAATTCAATTATTGCTTTTGATGGTAATAGTGCATTAAATAGATTATTAACAGCTCACAAATCAAAAAAAATACAATTAACAAATTCAGATTTAGAATTTTTAAAATCTATTCCTTTTGAAATAAGCGGAAGAACTTGTAATGGTATTAAAATTATTAATAAATTACCAATTAATATGCCTGAATTAATAACAGCATATCCTTTTTGTAGTTCTAAGAATAATAAAACAAAAAGAGCTATTGAATATATATATGAATATAAAATAAGATTAATTAAATTATTAAAAAAAGATAGTTTAACAAAAGAATTAATTAAAAAATATGGAGATATTAATGAATATCCATATGGTATGTCTCGTTATATTAAATATGGTAAAATTAAAAATAAATCTTATGAATTTAATAAAAATTCTAAAAAAGAGGATATTTTATATACAGATTATACAGGAAGTTATCATATAACATTAACATTACCTCATACAGATAAAACAACAAATAAAGAATTTATTGAAATGCATAAAAATTTTTGTAATCAATTACAATGGATTGAACCTTTATTATTAATTGGATATTTTAGTGGTGATGAATATTCTCCAGGATCAAAATATGATAGAGTAAGAGGTAGTTATAGAATTATGAATTTGGGATGGGGAAATATGGCAGGTTCAGATATAAGATTATTTGAAAAAGGAATAGGACGTTATGCTAAAACAAAAATATATTGGAGAGAAAAATTTTTATTACATGAAACAAAAAAATTAAAACCATGTATTAAATCTTCACCATATGCTAAAAAAGAAGGTGGATTAACTTCTTATGGTTCTGATTTAAGAACATTTGGTGAAAATGAAAAAGGAATAAGAGTATCAGGATATAAAATGATGAAACCAAATGGAATAGAAATAAGAATATTTGATAATTTTGAATCTAGATATTTAAAAAATTTAATGTTTTTCTTATTTTTATTAATAGAAAATTCATTTAATACAAAAACAAAAGATTATGTATATGAAAATAAAGTTTGGATAAAAAATATTAGAGAAATAATGAAATATGGTTATACTGCAAAAATTGATAAGAGTTATATTCAATTAATAAATAAAAAATTAAATATTAAAATTATTGAAAAAGAAGATGAAAACTTATATAATTCATTGTTAAAAGCTTTATATAATAAAAATAAAAATGGTTTTTACTTTCAGTTATTAAGTCCATATGATAATAATATAAAAAAATATATAGAAATAGAAAATTATTTTATGAGAATTAATCAATTATCTTGGGAGTGTGCTTTTTTATTAAAAATGATAAATAATTACAAAGTATTAATAAAATATAATCAATTATTAAAAATAATAGAATATTTAGAAAAATTTAATAAAAATGATTTTGAAAAAATAGTAATAATGACATTAGGAAATAATTGGATAAATGATGTTAATAATATATTTATATTTTTAGTTGAAACAAGATTTATACAAATAAAAAATAATAATATATATATAAATAAAAATAGAATATATAAACAAATAAATTCTGAAAATATATTTGAATTATTAAAATATTATTTTAATGTAAATACATATTCAACTTTTATTTCAAATAGTTCTATTACTAAAAATATGATAATGAAAATATTTAATAATGAAAATATTTAATAATGAAAAATATTAATTATTTTATTCTTTAATTATTTTTATTCTTTTTTTTTCTTATTAAAATTTATAATGAGTACAATTAATTTTAATTTAAAAAATAAAAATAATCAACAAATTAAAAATGAAATATTAACTAAAATGTTAAAAATAAAAGATAAATATGATAATGATTCAAATTATTATGATTTATTTTATAATGTTGTACAAAACTCAACCTCAAAAAATAATATGAAATTAAGTATTCAAAAAGATGGTAATTATAATTTACAATATGGTGGTAATAATAAACAAAATTCTTATGGATGGGTAAATTCTAATTTTGAATTATTTACTAGCAAATCTAAAAATAATCGAAAAAATAATCAAACAGAACAATACGAATCTGATAATGAAGAATATCAAGATGAACAACAAGATCAACAATATGATCAACAATATGATCAACAAGATGAACAACAAGATAATCAACAAGATGATCAACAATATGATCAACAATATGATCAACAAGATGATCAAGAACAAAAACAAGAACAAGATCAAAAAGATGAAAAACAAATTCAAGTAGATGAAGAGGAAAGTGGAGAAACACATTTAAGTCATGAAGAAAAAAGAAAACAATTTGAAAAAGATAATAATTGTTCTTATAATCCTGGATGGTTTTCATCAAAACAAAATTGTAAATCAATTGAAGAAAAAATGAAAAATGAAGTAAATAATCAAACAAACGGACAATTTGGTGGTTATGGTTCTGATTCAGGATATGAAAGTGATTCATCTTATTTTTCAAGTGATGATGAAGAAGAATTTGTACCAATGATGACAACAGTATTTGATGATAATGAAGATGGAGATGATATGATGGATCATTATAAAAATATGAGATCAACAAAATATTTAAAAAATTTACATACAGATGAATTAAGACAAATATTAAGAAACAATAATGCCAATGTTTCAAAAAATAATAAATATTTAACAAAAGATGAAATGATTAAATCAATTAGAAAGATATATAAAAATTAAATATAAAAATTAAATATAAAAATTAAGGTTAATTTTTTTTTAAAATTTATAAATTTAATTTAGAATGACTGAATTAAATAATAAAGAATTAATAATTTTATTTAATCAAAAATCAGAAGAAATAAAAAAAATAGAAGATGTATCAAATGATGATAAACTAATATTATATAAGTATTTTAAACAAGCAACTATTGGAAATATAAACATAGAAAAACCAGGATTTTTAGATTTTCAAGGAAAAGCAAAATATAATGCATGGTTAGAAGTAAAAGATATAACAAAAGAATTAGCAATGAAAAAATATATAGAAAAAGTTAATTCATTAACTAATAATTAATATTTTTTAATAAAAAAACAAGATTATATATAAAAGAATGAACACATTAATAAATAATATACAATTTAAATTTAATAAAACAATTCATAACATTCGAATATCTATGTTTAAATATCTTTATAATTGTTTAATAAAAAATGGTTTATATATGTTATTTTTATCAATTTTCATTTATTTATTATTTGGAGATTTATATATATCAACTTTTTTATTTTTAAAGGGTTATATATCAAATTATTATTATTTACATGCAGAGCATTATCCACAACCTAAATTTTATAGATATATTCATTTTTTTCGTTTAACGGATAGTGGTCATTTTGCTTCGTTATTATTTATGTACAATAAAAAATTCATACCATTAGCACATAATGTGCATTTTGTGATTGATTTTGGTTATTATATATCTTATTTTTGTTTTCAATTGAAATCACAAAAAACGTATATAAATTCATTTGTTGAAAAAATATATGAAGTTTTATTGCATACAATATTTTATATTTATATAGTACATTATATATTAATAAATAATGATAAAAATAATATAAATAACATAAATTATGAAAATAGCGATAATATATGTAATTTTGATAATAATTCATTAATTTATACATATGTGTGGATTAATTCATGGTTTATATTTATATATATTCCGTGGGTATATTTTACAAATATATATTTATATAGTATTTTAGAGCCAACAAAACCATTTTATTTAAGATTAAGTTTAATATTATTTATGAATGGTTTAGTATATATATCTAATCAAACGGGAAAATATATATGTAGTTTTTAAAAATTAATTATAACTAATAGTCAAATTTCACTCACAATTCTACAAGAATGTGAGCTATTATATTATGTTATCATATTGCCTCTTACCAAAAGAGACATAGACAGAGAAAAACTCTCATCACTCATTCGCTAAAATTACAGGGTTCAAACTGAACATCAGTAAGATTTCCTTCAACCTCAGTATTCCATGTAAATCTACCAAATGGGTCTTTCTTAATAGAGTCAAAGACTGGTCCCAAAGAAAGAGGATATGGAAGAACTTGATTTCTACAAACTCTCTTTATTTTTTTTGGTGCATTCAAAATACCAGGTTGGTATTTTTTTTCAAATTCGTCGTCGTCGTGAAATAAAACACGTCCTTGGATGTTCTGAGGAAATGGACGTTTTTGTCCTGTTTTCCCATTAGGGGCACCAGGGACAACAAATGGAGAAGTCTTCTGTGGGGTATTCATCTTGAAAAATCGAAAGTTGCGTTGGCGTTGGCGTCTGCGTGTGAGTGTATACTCTTAGGTAATTAAAAAATTATATAGTTTCGATTTTTTTTTTTAACTTCCATATCTAGAAGAAATCCATGGACTATCTTCATTAAACATTGAACTAATACCACCTACAGACATAATAGGTTGTCTATTATTTTGTTCATCATCAAAAGATTTAGTCACATACCTGTATTCAATTACAGGAGGAGGACATTGTAAATTACTTTTAATATATCCAATAGCAACAAATATTATTCCGGCTAATGCTAATAATAATATTAAAGTTTTCATTATTATAAGTGTACATAAATTATTTATAATTAAATTTAAATTAAAAATAAACTACATGAAATCCATCTTTATTAAAATAACTATCATTATTTTTTATTCCTA